GTCAAATCCTCGCTGCCATTCTTTCCCTTTGGTACTATCGCTGTTGTATTTACAGCTAAGCCATCCACGAGAGAAAGCGTAGTAGCCTTCTTTAAACGCAAAGCTTTCAGAACTCTTCTGTTGTTTCTGTTGATTCATAGCATTTCCTTTAATGCTGAGATTGGTAGATTGTAACAGTCACTCTTCACCACATATTGATTGTCAGGATCTAGTGTTCCCTTCTTCAAGAACACAGCATCTCTGATGTAATCTGCTTTAGAGTATACACCAAGCCACCATGCTTTTGTCAAATCGTTTTTAACACGAACAAAGATGTAATGGTCACATTCTTGATGTGTGTTTAAAGACGCAATAGAACAGCTGTAATGTGGCTTAGGTTCTACAGATGTCGCCTTTGTCTTCACATCAATCAATAGTTTCCCATCAACAACAAGATCGTAGTCGTAGGTGTTTTGTTCTACAGCGTGATGACCAGTGTCGTTCAACACGTGACGAGCAACTTCTTCACCGATAAATCCAACAAGGTTACCTTTACCAGAAGTGATGCTGTTACGAATGGTACCCATCTCTGCAGCTTTTCTTCTAGCGTTGTTCACCATGTGGTCGGTGATGTCTACTTCAATCATTTACAAGCTCCTCAATGGGGGTGAAGTCCCCAATGTAGATTGTGAAAAGAGGAATACGAATGATGGTGCCAACAAAGCACACAACACCTTCATCGTCATCATCACCGTTGTAAGCAACACGATGACAGATATCTTCGTTTGCTTCGATGTCAAGACCAACACCGTGACGGAATGTAATATGGATCATAATAGTCCTTGAAAGAAAGCCCCCGAAGGGGCTTATGTGTTATCGAATTTCGCAAGAGCCAGCAGTGCAGGCAAGTTGTTGTACACCTTCAACGTTGTCTGTTTGTTCAATGAACAAGTTCCAGTCAATGTCTTTAGGCATAACAGCAGCAAGCTGTTCATACTGTTCTTTATCAATTGCCTCGTATGGAGCCTGACGATATGTGCCACCATCCATAGGTAGGAATGATACACCAGTTACTTCACCGAAGTGTTCCCATGTCCACGCTCCTACAGTAGGCCACTCTTCTTCTTTAACACTGATGGTCACTGATGGTTTATGTTCACACCAATGTCGTTGGAACAACAGCCACAGTTTCAAGTGTTGAACAGCAGACAAGTCTTCGCGCAACACAGCACCTTCAGCAACAGCAACAGGGAAGCTAAACACCGTAGTGCTATCAGGCTTCATCACATCTGGTTCATTAGGAAAGCCCTGTTCCTTCATGAATTGCGTCAACGGATCTTTGTTATCAGACCTAACACGACGAATGTAATAGCGACTATGTTGAGGGTGAATGCCACTAGCAGTGCCTGTAAGCTGAGAGACAGTTCCTTCAGGTTTAACACACGTAATTGCAGCACTAGCATTAATACCAAGAGCAGCAGCAAGGTCAGCATTGACGGCGATAGCATAATCACGTAGTTCCTCCAGTCGTTTCGGTAGATCAGGATCATCTGGGTTGTTCAACAAAGCGTTGTCCAAGATGCCTGTCATTGACACACCCAACAAGCGTTCGTCTTCGGTGTTCTTTTGCCATATCTTACGCAGGTATGGAAAGTTTGTCATCGTTGATTGGAACGTTCCCAAAATGGTTGCAATACGAACCTTATCCCTAAGAATATCCATACTATCATCGCTACGCACAATAACGCTAGATAGATTACAGAACTGATAAGGACGAAGAATAATCTCAGAGCCTTCATTGTTACTCTGCTTTCGCAGGGACACATCATTTCTGTGTGTCTCTATGAGTTGCCCCATAGAACAGACTATATCATCACCCACATTAACGTGGGGCTTATCGTCCGAGCTTATAACTGAAACTTGGAAGAACATAAGGACTCACAATCTCTTCAAATTTAGCGCTGTCTTTACTGCGCAAAGATAGAAACCAATATTTACCATGACGGTTGATGTTGAATTCAAGACCTAGCTTTTCTTTAATAGCTTTCTTGATCAACCAGTTGTCACCATAACTAAATCCTTTGGTGTGCAGCTTATATGCAGGTGTTGCGTTGCAGCGTTTATCCACATATCTTCCACCATCAGCCATAAAGATAATAGCTAAGGCTTCTGCATCCAACAAGGTTAGCATGTGAGGGTCAATGACCTTCTTACCATCCATGTAAATACGTTCCCAGATTGTAGTCAGCTTAGGATGGACACGAGACTCAAGACGAACTTGAGGTTGTCGTGTGCAACCATCTTCATTGTAGTCCTTGCGATCATACACATGAACACCAATGCCAGCTTCTTCCAATGTCTGCTTAACCTTCTCCACGTAATCGAGATTTTCAGTACGCATATTCATGATGTACTTAGCGTTCTCGCATTTACCAGTGACGTATAAACCGCCGTCAAAGGTGGAGAAATAATACAAACGTTTACTCAGTTCTTTACTCATAGTCGTTGCACCTTCCATATCGGATTGGCACAGGATTGTCTCCGTAGAGAGTTCCCCTGTTTTTAGATAAGTTTTCAAGATAGATTACTCTATCATGCCTCTACTGTCAAAGGATTAGTACCCCATTCTTGATTGAGTTCACGTCGACCATTTTTAGCAGCTTGTTTTTCACTTGCTTCACGATTAAAGATACCTCGCTCACCAGAGTGGCTTTCATAGATGTTAGACCATTCACGCATGAATTGACCAACAGTAGGTGTTGTTTCATACACAGCACTGTTGTTAGCCAAAGCACGTTGACCATTTGTTTCCCACCAATTACCTGCCTTAGCGTGTGCCATACGATCATCGGTAAGATCAGACAATGAAATCATTGCACTGCGTCTTACTCCACCCACAACCACAACTTCTCCGATCTTGCACAGAATGTCATGTGCTTCGATACTGGTAAGACGTCTGCCTACAGCACCTCTGAATTTAGACACAACGTATTTGAAAAGTGACACCAGTGGTTCAGGTCCACTTGCTCGACCTCCGAATGTCTTGAGTCGTGCACCAGCAGGACGCACTGTTGATACATCCCACTTAGGAATTTCACCAGCGTACAACAAAGCGATGATTTGTCGTAGAGCTTTAGCCCATCCCTCTTTGGAATCTTTAACCACAACTACAGTGTTGGAGTCAAAGAGTTGATCTGGTACTTCAGGCAGTTGTTTGACATACTTCTGCTCCACACTAAAACCAACACCAGTGCCACACAACAAGATGTACATGGCTTCATCGAATGCTTTGGGGTCATCAATAGGCAGGTAGCTACAGTTGTAACCAGCGATGTTCTGACGCTCCAGTGCATCGCCTGCCGTCATGATGGATCGCATTGATGGCATCACATCCAGATTGGTGACAGCACTCTGCAGAACATTACGCATTTCTTTTGTTAGCGTGTAGCCCTGCTTATCTTTAAGCTGTTTCTCCATGAAGTTGAAGTATCGATCTACCGTTTCTTCCCAATGCTCTCGACGCCCTTTGTCATCGAGATATCTGGAATAACGACTCTTAGCAATGTATTGCTTGTAACTGTCGAGCTTACTCATACTTTCCTTTCGATAAAAAAAGCAGCGGGATTGCTGCTTTGGGGAGGGTTGTTATACCACGTATTACCGATTGTCCCCACTTCCGGTAATGACGTTTCGTTTGCGTCTGCTCTCAAGCTTGTCGATGTTTGCTTGAGCAACATCCTCTAGAGACAGTCCATGATAGTGAGCAATTACTGCAACAAACCATAGAACATCTCCAACCTCTTTCTTCACGTTATCCATGAAGTCGTTGTTGATTCCGTCACGTACACTTTTGGCATACAAAGAACAGAGTTCACCAACTTCACCAGCAAGTCCAGCAAATAAATATTGTGAACTCTTTGCTGATGGTAGTGCTAGATCGAAACACTTGTTTTGATAATCATCAAATGTCAACTTCTTCTCCTTTATCACTTTCCCAAAATCTTAAAAAGAAATATTCACCATAGCTTTCTACCAACTCACGCGGATATCCTTGTTCAACAATCCAACCAACGATATCTGTAACGTCATCCGGTATCGCCATAGGGAATCCATATTTCCATCCACACGGAGGATCTACATATCTCATTCTGTGTACTGCCTTTGAACTTTGTCGAAGAAGTCTAAGGCTTCATTCTTCTGCAGGAGATAGTAAAGAACAGTACGAAGAGATTCTATTACGTCGTACACTGTTTCTTTAGCATCATCATCCATGCGTCTGAATCCGGGGTACTGAATCAACTCGTAGATACTTTCGTATAGATGTTTGATTGCTGCCTCTGTAACAACGTCAGCAGCATAGCCTTCAAGCTCAAGCTTTAAGACTTTTTCTGGACTTTCTTTCTTCATCTGTCTTCACCTTATGACATGGTTTACAAAGAACTTGTAGACCCTCTGCCTCACAGAACATTCGTTCTATGTAATCATCCCAACTAACGAAGCCTTTCTTGGGATCGACAACAGGATCGATGTGATCGACAACAACTTCTTTAGCTGGAAATATGTTACCACAAGAAGCGCACTTATAGTGCTCTGCAAGCTTACCAGTTGATATATTTTTTTGCTTACCAACAGCAGCATCTTTCAACACTGCCCACTTGACAGGCCATCGTCTTGATGCTGCCCTCAGTGCGCTAATGATGAAGCTTCTATAACGAGACTCCGTCCATTGGTTGTTGTTTCTCATCTGGCATTATTGTCAACAAGACGTAGTTCACATAACGTAGAACATCGTCAGCATCTTCGAAGTACATAGTGAACGCATCTGATTCACTCTCTCCGAAAGTAACTTCAAACATCTCTGACTCTTCGTCAAATGTCAGCAGGAGTTTTTGCATTTTGTGCTTCCAGTCTAAACTGAAGAATGAATAACAAATTGCTAATAGACGATGCTAGATGATGAAACTTTGTCTCCTCATCATATTCTTCGTCCATTGCCCATTGCCACATATGTCGATTGGCAGCATCAAAGTATCGACGTTCAGCTTCTGGTACTCGCCTCCAATTGTCTGGTGCGTATTTGCCAGCACCAAACGTCAACACTTTGACAACCTCTAGTAAAGCCTGTGCAGGAAGCAGACTATACTGAGGTTTACCATCATCATATTTCACACCTGTTTCGGTGGTTCCCATATTTGTCCTTCTTCACGTCGTAGCCACAACAATCTTGCGTTCTCGATAACTCGGTCAACACTATCGTCGTAAGCTTTAACACAAACATCAAACATCTCTTGCTCACTGGTACATTCAATCAACATGTTCTCTGCTCTCACCATACCGATGCCGTTGATGCCGATGATGTTATCGGCTTTATCACCCATCAGTATTTGCATGTA